ATTTTCAGTTCGTGCTGAATATTTCCCAGAATCAAAAAAGGGTCAACTTAGCGCAGTAATAGGTCTAACTAAAGGTTTAGAACGACGTTCAGTTAAGTCAACAATGAGAAATTTAAAAAAAATGAATGATTGTGAGTTTAGTAAAATTGAAGTTGGTGAAACTGATGATAGAGGATGGTTTAAAATTATATCAGTTAATTAAACACCACCTTTTAGAAAAGAAACATCTTAAGGTTGTTAATTTTTACAAATACCACCAATCTCATCAACATTAAATTCTTTTTTACCTGTTTTTTTTAATAATGCAGCTTCTGTTTTATTTCCAAAATATCCATCTTTAACTGTCCCAATACATCCTTGAATTTTATAAATGTTTCCTTTTATGTTTGGTTTTTTATATTCAGTATTCGGATCTTTACATCCTTTTTGGAATGTTGGTCCTCCACATGATTTATATTTTCCTAATGTTAATTTTGAAACGTCTTCTGTTGAACCTTTTCCTAATATAATACCATCAGTTGAAGTTTCAATTTCAGTTGGTTTTTCTGTCCTTAAATAATTACTACTTTGACTCAATGGTGGGTATTTTTCAGGTAAAGTGTATTTGTAAAAATATTGTCTAATTGGTATCCCCTTAGGGTTGTCAAAATCTAAAAATAATGTAACGTCTTCAGCCCCCATTTTTTTTAAACTATTTTTCATTGGTTCAATTTGTTGTAATGCCCTTTCATCGTTTGAAGCCCCAGCAGATCCCCTAGTTGCGATCCCCATGTAAGCTTTACCGTCTTTACTTTCGTCGATTGTTGCACTCCAAGTAACTGTATAATTTTTTGAGTCTACGTCTAATTTCAATTCTGTAATATCAGGATTTATACCTGAATTATAAAGTTGTTTTAATTTTTCCTTTATTTGAGTTAAAATAAGTGCCCCTTTTTTATCTGATCTCCTAGTTTCAAATGAATGCAAAAGATCACCATCACCTTTGATAGGTGATTGCCAAGTTGTTCCAATTCTGATTGGTAAACTCGTTACATTTTCGTAAATTATTTTGATTTTATTAATAGGTTCATTCTTAATTTGTTTTTTTCTAATATAAAAAAATTTATTTTCAATCAATTTATTGTCAAAAAATTTTTTATTTTTAAATTTCTCTTGTATATTGCTCGAAAACTTTATTTTTTCTTTTAAAGTTTTTACAAACTCAGCCTGTATATCTTTTAACAAATCAACATAAGATTCTCTGACCCTTTGTTCGGGTTCTTGGAACTTAGCGTTTGAATATATATAATTAATACCTGAAATATTTGTAATACATTTATGTCCTCCTGAGTTAGCCATAATAACATCATAACCATTCACAAAAACTTCATTAAATTTTTTTCTATCTTCTACTGGTATTGATTTGAAAAGTTTTTTTGATTTATAGTTAAGATATTTTTCTAGTCTTTCTGATCCATTTATTGTTAGAGATGGTGCGTTTCCGTAAATTGCTAAAAAATCTTTGAATGTAAATCCAACTGAAGATTTATCAGCATCCATTTCTGATATTCTTTTTAATGTTCCAAATGTAATCCTTTGTTTTTTTAATTCAGGTTTAAACTTTTCTAGTACCTCATTTTTTATTTGACCCAAATCGACACCTTTCAATTCTCGTTCTTTTTTATATGGGTTACAAGATGCTTGAACTATACCAATTGGAAGTCCTGTGACTAAAAACTCGGCGTTTGGATGATTCATAAATGGTGTATATCTATCGTATCCACCTGATTTTTGTGTTGGGCCCAAAGTATATTGAGAAATAATACCGTCTTCATATGTAACTCCTTTATTTTTTCTTGATTCAATGTATGACTCTTGATTTTTTATTAATTGATCTATAGGGGGATAACCCTCTTTTTCCATGATTTCTTTAATATTCAATAAAATACTTTGAAGAGATGGTTTGGAATCCATAACTAACTTTTTCAAGAATCCTGTTTTGTTTTTAAATGCCAATAACAACTTGTTAGCGACAAGCCCCATCATTTTTTTATTTTCTTTAACCCCTTTTGTTTTATCAAATTTAAATAAGTATTTTAAAACTTGTTCAGGAGTGATATCATGTTTAGCAAAATCAGCTGAGTCGATCATTGAAATTGTTTCTATGTCATCTTGACTAAAGATGTCTTTTGGTGAAATTGATTGTGAAATAGTTTCGACATTAGATCTTGATGGTTTAAAGTTTGTTGATGTTCCTTGTTCTACACCAGCTTGACTATCGTGATGGTCTGTATGAATGACAAACATTGGTTTACCATGAGCAAAATCAACTAAAACTGGCATTATATCACCTCCACCTTCAGGTTTATGGATTGCAAACTCTTTTGAGCCATATTGAATAATTTCAGCGTCAACGACTTTTATTCCATTGTTTTCCAAATAGTTTTTCATTGCTATTGCCGTAGTTACGCCATCTAAATCTTGATGAAAATATATTTTTGCCATTTGATATCTTTTGGCAAGTTTTCTTATATCTCTAATACCACTTTCGACTAATAATTTTTTTGACTCCTCAATCATAATTTTAATAATCAGATCTTTCATATTATATAAATACTTTTACAATTTTATTTAATAAAAAATTAATTTTTTCCATTCCAAACTGTATTTTTGTTTTTTATAAAGATAGAAAAAGTGATTGTTTCAAATTTGAAATATTGATATTATTCCAATTGGTACGTGTCAGTTAAACAAATACTTTAGGTAATTCGTCCCAAGATGTAGTATATTTTTGAGTAATATAGTCTTGTCTCATTTTCCACTCATGAGTTTCATTCTGTGGAACTTCGATAACTTTAACCTCATCTTCAAATAAGGACGTTTGAATTACGTTATCAGGTGTGAGTTCATTAAACACAATACCACACTTTTTATACTTCTCTGATTTATTACAAAGAATTTTATATTGTTCGTATATTTGAGACCAAATAAGGTCCGCATCTCTTGTTGAAGTTTGGAGTTTAATAGTTTTAGAATGGTGGTATTTGTCTCCTTTATGATAATTTCCTGAAACAAAAATAGTTGCTTTGTTTGCAAACAATTTGTTCTGTTTTAATTTCTTAACACCATTTTTAATATATGTAAACATTGCTTCCCCCAACTGATCAAAGTCCTGTACATCTTTTCCAAATGAACGAGTGGAAGCAATATTTCTTTTTGGTTTTAGTTTTTTTTGAATTGGAAAACAATACATCTCTGTTAACTCCAATTGTGTTTTCACACCATTGATATTCATTAACTTTCTAACAGTATACTCGTTTGTGTTTATGAATTGACCCACAGATTCAACACCAATGTTTTTTAGTTTTTTTGACCATTTACGACCAATACCCCAAACCTCATCAACATCAATTCCATAACACATATTTCTAAAGTTTGGTAAGTCCCAATAAGAACATACACCATTATAGTTTAGCTGTTGTTTAGCCAAATAAGATGTTAGTTTGGCTAAAGTTTTGTTTGGACCAACACCAATGGAAACAGGAATCCCTACTTTTTTTCTTACTTCTTCTTTGATTGCTAGTAAGGTTTCTGTTAGATCTTTAAGTGGAATGTTTGAAAAATCAACAAACGCCTCATCAATAGAATAAACTTCAATGTCATTTCCAAACTCACCAATCACTTTCATTACCCGATCTGACATATCACCGTACAAGTTGTAGTTTGATGAGTACACGCAGAATCTATGTTCATCCATAAACTCTCGACTTTTGAAAAATGGTTCACCCATTTTAATTCCAAGGGCTTTTGCTTCTTGAGATCGTGCAATAACACACCCATCGTTGTTTGATAATACAACGGTAGGTCTTCCAATTGATTCGGGATTAAACAACCGTTCACAACTAACATAAAAGTTGTTACAGTCAATAATTCCAATCTTTCTTACATTTTCTTTAGTACCCATGTTACTTTTCCCCATAAGTTTTTTTGTCCTTTATATTCTCTAAGTTTGAAGTGTGTTTTTTCTGTTAGTATTACCAAATCTCCATCTTTGGGATCTTCTGTTCTGTCAATTACTATTGTATCTCCTTGATTGATTCCAAAAACACTTGGTCCTGAATACTTGAAATAAAATGTCGTGTAATGATCCTTTACAATTAGATCATTTAAGTCAAGTCGTTTATCAACATAGGTTTCTGCTGGTGACGCAAATCCTGTTGTTGTGGTGTTAATGTGAATTGGGTTTTGGTGTCGTAACATATACTAAAATATAGTAAAAGTAAACGATATAAAAAAGAAAATCCCCAACTTTTTTAGTGGGGATTTCTATATTTTAGTGTTGTACTAAAATTATATTATGCTGGTTGTTCTTCAGTTTGTTCAACCATTTCCATCATCTGAACATCGAGTGTCAATTTAACCTCATCACTTAAAAGAAGTCCTCCTGTTTCAAGGAGTGTGTTCCAAGTAAGATTAAAATCAGAACGGTTGATTGTTCCTGTAATTTCAAAACCGTGTTTTGTATTACCCCAAGGATCAACACTTTTACCGTTATATTCAAGATTCAACTCAATTTCTTTTGTCGTATCTTTAATGGTCATCTCACCTTTCATTTTTTGGTTTTCAAAATTAACCATTGTTGATTCGAAATACATTCTTGGAAATCTTTCTGTGTTAAAGAAATCCTCTGCGTTCAGATGTGTATCACGGTCAGAGTTTCCTGTAGAAATAGAGTTTACTTCAGCCTCAAATCTTACTTCAGCATCGCTCATATCTTCCGCAGAATACTTCATACCACCTGAGTAGTTAGTTAATGTACCTTTCACATTCGATACCATTAAGTGTCTGATTTTAAAACCCAAATCAGAATGGGCAGGATCAATTACAAGTTGTTTCATTTTTTATATTTGTTTTTGGTTTATTTTCTATTGAAAGAATAGTTCTTATAAATTGACTTGTAAATTGATTTTTAATTGATATATGTTAAGAATTAACTTTGCCATAAGGTAAAATTTAATTATATTTGTTTTGTGATAACAGAGAAACTTTCAAACATTCCCCAATCTAGTGGCTGTTACCTTTTCAAGAACGAGAAAGGTCAGATCATCTATGTGGGTAAGTCAAAGTATCTTCCTAAACGAGTGAAGTCTTACTTTCAAAAAAATAACAAAGACCAAAAGACTACTTCTCTTGTGAGTGAGATTCGTGATGTTGAGTTCATGACTACGAATGATGAGTCTCAAGCTCTTTTATTGGAAGATGAACTTATCAAGTCACTCAAACCTAAATACAACATCAAAGCAAAAGACGACAGATCTCGTCGTTGGTTTATTACTTTGACTGATGAGGACTTTCCAAGATTACTTGTTTGTAATCCTTCTAACTTTTCAGGTCAGATCCTTCTTGAGTCCACAAGTTCCAACTCTTGTTATGAAATCTATGAGATGGTTCACGACATATTCAATTTACGATCTTGTTCTTACAACTTGACTGAAGAAAACATTTCAAACGAGAAGTTTAAAACTTGTTTGGAGTTTCATCTTGGTCGTTGTAACGCTCCTTGCGTTTCAAATATTCTGAAATTTTCCTACAAGAAGATAGTAAATGAAATGAAAGAATTATTTTCTTTTGAGTTTGACAAGGTTCGTTCTCGTTTGAAAAAATCTATGAAATACTTTTCTGATTCTATGGAGTTTGAGAAAGCAAATGAGTTCAAAACTAAAATCTCTGTGGTTGATTCATTACAGAAAAAACTTGAACCTTTTCGTGTTAGAAAATATAATGATGTTGCCCGTCAGTTCAAAGAGTCTTTGGGTTTAATCAATGTTCCAACTTTAATTGAGGCTTTTGACAACTCTCACACTGCTGGTGATTGTCAGGTATCTGCTCTTGTTCGTTACAAGAATGGTAAAACTGATAAGTCAAACTATCGTAAGTTCAACATCAAAACTGTTGAGGGACCTGATGACTATGCTTCTTTCTCTGAAGTTCTTTCTCGTCGTTTTACAAGACTTTTAAGTGAGAAACAAGAATTACCTTCACTTGTTGTTATTGATGGTGGTAAAGGTCAGTTGGGTGTTGCAAAACAAGTATTTGAGTCTCTTGGTTTGTTGTCTCGTATTGACTTAATTTCTATTTCTAAAAACGACAAACACCAGTCTCAAACAATTCATTTAGTGGATGGATCGTCATTTGATATTCAACGAAATGAGTTTGGGTTTTTGCTCGCTGAAGTTCAAAATGAAGTTCACAGATTTGTAATTTCTTTTCACCGACAAAAAAGATCAAAGAAAGTTATTGGATAAACTTGGTGTCGTAATAACCTGCGGTGTTACCCATGGATCTACAAAGAGGGGATAATCGTTTAAGATATAATCAATTTCGGAGTAAAGATTTTCTGTTTCCCAGTAACTTTCTTTATTAGGTAAAAATACTTCAGTATATTCTCTTTGAACAACTTTGGGATCCCACCATTCACCATTTTTTTCAGCTCTTACCACTTTTACATTATTGATTATGTATAAACTTTCCTCATCCCAATATGCCGTTGATACTCCAACCGACTCTATAAACAATTTGTATCTCTCATAACCAATAAAAGGAGTTCCTGTTGTAAACTCAATTACTTTAACCAAATCAAATACTTTTTGAATTTTTGATTTTAATTCTTCATTTAAATAAACTCCTTGTTTAAAACTTGGAACAAAATGAACACCAATTTTACTATTTATAAACTCACTAAAACTAGCTGTTTCATCGTAAATATAATTTTCAACTAATGGTGAAAAATATGAAACATCATTAGGATTTGTAACTCTAAAATACATATTGACTCCTTGTGAACTTCGATTCCATGGTTCAACTTTAATTGGTGTTACTATCAATCCATGAATATCTAAAGGATTTCCTGCAAACTGTTTGAATAATTTTAATATTTTTTCGTTATCCATCATACAAACATTTTATGTTCTCTTTCTCGTCTTGTTTTCAAACCGGGGTATTCGTTAAACATGTGAGAACTTGTGTTTAATATTTCTTCTTTGGCCGCCTTAAAGTCACCTTGTTTAACATATTGGATAAAGTCAGATGTTCTAATACTAGGTCCCATATTGTATGCCATTGAGACCATTGCATCATACATACTTTGAGTAATCTTGGGTTTTATACCCTCTTCCTCCCACTGATCAAGAATTCTATTAATAATACTTTCGGCCTCTTTAATATCGTCTTTAAGTAGTGTTTCTGCCTGTTCTTTTGTGATTTTGGTTTTACCTGAAATGATTTTATTATATCTTGGAAGAAAATTATATCCTTCTTTTTCTCTTGGAAATATAGCGTGACCAAAACCAATTGTCTTTGCACCATCACCAAGATTATAAGCCGTTAATACCGGTTCACCTTTATGGACTATTGAACCTTCTTCCCATTTCAAATGATCTAATAATTTGTATGATGACTTTCTAATTCTTAAATTCTTAACAACATTTTTAATAACTTTTTTTTCTTGTTTAACCGCAGTTTCAAGTGGTAAATCTAATAAATTATCAATTTTTTCGAGACTGATCAAACCTAAAAATGAAAATAATACGTATCTAAGTATTTTTCTTTTGACTTTTGGTGGTATATTTTTTATTTTGTTGAATAGTTTTTCAACAAACTCTTGAGCGTCTTTTTTAGTTTGGACCCATTTTTTGGCAAAATCAATATCTTGTTTTACTTTAATGAAATCCCATTCCATGTCGGGTTCATTTTTTCCATCATTTTCAGTAATTAATGATAATTTGAACACCATGTCATCTAAAATTCTTTCATACACTAATTTAGTTTGAATTCTTTCGAATTGTTTTTCTGTAAGAGAAACTTTCATGTTTATAAATATAAACAAGTTCTATTCGTAGGATATCTTTGATATACAAAAGTCAACAATGTTAAAATAAAATAACTCATCTTGAAATAATTTTTCCATTGTCCAAGACCTTACTCTTCGGTTTTTATATCGAATTCCTGTACGTCGGAAAATCCAACTACTTTTCTTAGTAGATTTAACTTTAACATCCACTTCATACACAAATTTATCGTTTGTAGCACGATACCAATTATTTACATATTTTCTAATATTTGTGATTTCAAACAAACAGTCATCTTTATTACCAATACTACCTTCAAAATTAATAGGATTTTTTTTCAAAAGTTTTTTTATAAACTTTTGGTCCTTATCAACAATTGCCCTCCCTTTTTTTCTTGGATGTTTCATATAACAAATATACAAAAAAAAATTGATCAACGCCGCGATCCTCTTAATATTTCCTGTAATTTTGCTTTTTTTAATGCTTCAGAAACTTTAGATTGGGTTTGATAATTTGTTATTTTATTTATTTTATCATAATTTATGGGGTTATTTTTTTTTTGAACAGTTTCTTTTAATTGGTTTCCAAAAATTACATCAAGTAACTCATGTTTTTTATTTTTTAAATCTTTTTGAAAGTTTTTTTGTTCATTTGGGATTTCTAAAATGGTGTTTGACCATTCATAAGTTTCAATATCAAGAATTTGATAATCATTTTTTGATAGAAAAGGTAAAGGGCCAAAATAAGATTTATTTTTTGAAAGTCTTGAGTATTCACCTCGCATATCTGAGGCATAACCAGTATCTTTTCTCTTTGTCAAACTTTTATTATGTATTCTTCTATGAAAAAGTATATCTTGAGTAAGACTCACTTTTCTACCTGTTTTATAGATACGTCCCATAAAATCTGAATCCGCAGCACATCTCCAACCCTCGAATCCATTCATCCCTAAAAATAGTCTTTTGTTTATTCCGAAAACACCTTCACCATATTGATTTGGCGTATTATCAAAATTTCTTACCCCTTTAAAGTCTTTGAAGTTATTGAATTTTGGTTTTACACATTCATACTTGTCCAATAGTTCATTTATTTTTTCTATCGCATTTTCTCCCATTATATCGTCTGAATCAAAAAAAAATATTTTTTCGTAGTTTGAAATTTCAGCTAAAGTATTTTTAATCTTATAAGGACCTTCATTTTTTACAAAATAATAAAATAAAAAATTATTTTGATATGTTTTAGATGAAAAGTATTCTTTAGTTTTTTCACAACCATCAATACCGATCATTACTTCGTAAGGTATTTTTGTTTTATTATTTATAATAGACTCAAATAACTCATCAATAAATTCTGTATTATCGAATGTGGGTATTATTATTGAAAGTCCCATTATCTCTTTTTATTAAATTTATTTAACATAGAGGTATTGGTTTTAGTAAATTGTGTTGATGAAATTTTATTTTGGTCATTATTTTTTTTTGTGTTCGAGTTTTGAAAAATTTGATTTATTCTATCATAATTATTTGTGTTCGAGTTTTGAAAAATTTGATTTATTCTATCATAATTAATTGTTGATTTTTTAATTTCAATGGTAGGTTTAATTCTTGTTTTTATTTCATTTACTCTTAACACTTCTTGATGGGTATTTTCTACAGTTTCCACTCTTAGATCCCCAAATACAATAGACTTATCAAAAATAGAATTTACCACTTTTGTTTGTAATCCGTCATTACCAATGTAATTACCGTGAATTGTTGTTTTTTGCTCAATATATTTTACAAATCCATCGTCATGTCTAATACAAAAAATTTCTAAATTATTTTCCATACAATATTTACCAATCCAAACATCCGCCATATTAGGATATACAAAGTATTCCAAGGGTAATCTGAATAAGGATGTGTGAAAGCACATCACTCCAGTACCACCAAACTGCACTAAAACATTTTTTTTAAGTCCCTTAAAACAAGAATATCTTTCGGTTGCCGATTTATAATAACTAATTATTGGGAATTTATTAAAACTTCTACCATGTAAAGTTATTACTCTTGTGTTATTATAATCTTTACATCTTGATATCATAAAATCAACATAATTAGGTGGATAAATTATATCATCGTCAATTGTCAGATAATACCCATCACTTTCCTGTAAGAAATAAAATTTCATGGCATCACCGTAAGAATTATCACTGAATACCAAATTTATTTTTTCATGTAAAAGTATTTTTGGTATGTCGTGTATTTCAGAATTTAAAACGACATTAACAACATCACATTGATCTATAATACTATCTAAAGTTTTTACTAAAGAATCCAAACGACCATATGAAGCAACATTTACTATTTTTTTTTCTGAAATCATACAATAAGTTTATTCTTAACTCTTTCTTGTTTATTCATTTTTGATTCGTGATCACCATGTGAAACAAATGATTCTTTAGTGTGATACATACCATAACCTTTATTATGTAGTCTTAATGACATTTGCCAACCAACACCAGAACTCAATAAAGGATTGTCGTCCCACCTTGTTGGGTTAATTGGTTCCATTTTATATTCTAAAGCCTCAAATATTTTTTTTTCACAAATAAAATGTAATTCTATCCATTGAGTTTTAATGACTTCTCCTCTAACTCTTGGTTGATAATTTGTCCAATTAGGTGACTTTATTCTATAATCGGATAAGAAGCTTAAGCTTATTTTTTTTGGGTCTTCAATTTCTTCATATTTTTTTCGTAGGTCGTTGAAAAAATTTTCTTTTATTGTTACATCGTCCTGTAAAAATATAAAATATTTAGCATCGATTTGTTTGATTAGTTTTAGACTAGTATCTATGATTTTCCAAAACTTTTTTTTACCCATGTTGGGGAAAAACTTGAAGTACGATACTTGATCTGACAGTTGGTATTTTTCATCACTACCGTCATCAAAAACTATTATTTTAAGTTTTAAATTGTTTCTTTGACTCTGTATCTGTTGAATTAAATATTCCAACATTTCAGATCTATTGTATGTTGTTATAAAAACACAATAATCAAAAACTTCATCCATTTGTGTTAATTATAGAATTACATTTATTGATAAAAAAACTATCTCTTTGTCTAAATCTTGATTCAAATGCGTGGTAGATTTCATTACCATAAGTTGTCCCGAATCCAAACTGTATTGGTCCGTCAAGTTGAGCATATGGTGATTCAACATGACTCGGGTATAACATTCTTATTTCAACACCCTTTTTTCTTGCAGCATGTGTCATTTCAGCACCACAGTCAGATCTCAAGTTTTCCTCAAAACTTGGTCTACCCAAAACATTATAGGTTTTGATACTAAATACCATAAAGGCAGGTGCGGCATGAATTATAGGGTTTTTTAACTTAACGGCCTTTTGCGCTAATGAAAATATACCAATATTATTTTTGCACCAATCAACCGCTTTCTGAATTATATTATTATTTAAAGGAATACAATCAATATCGAACAACACTATAATTTCATTTTCATCATCTATAGTCGATAAATATTGATTAACAGCATCACCATGCGTTGTCCAATTTTTTACATTTATTTGATCTATATTATATCCGTACTTATTAAATATCTTTTTTTGTAATTTAGCGAATGATGGGTTCACAACTTCGTTATAAAAAGTAATTACTCTCATATTTTATAGTATAAAAAATTTAACTAACAACTAAAGTTATATTAGTGCTTAACATTATAATAAATCTCTGAAGTTATTATAAAATTATGAGTAATATTTCTAAGTTTATTCACAAATTCAAAATCTTCAGAATCGTGATTATTATCAAATAAAGCCTCAGGAAATTTATTTTTAAAAGATATTGATATTCCTACCCTGTTTATTTTAATATTATTTCTTGTCAATTCAGGATAAATATTACCATCAGTGGTTTTCATTCTCCAAACAACAAAATCATATGATTGGTATTTTTGGAACAGTGTTTCAACATATTCACAATTTATTGTATCATCATCGTCGAGAAACCCAATCCATTCGCTTTCACACATTTTAATACCTTCATTTCTAACCAAACCAGCATTACCATGTCTTTCACCTTTTTTACCCAATTTGTTTAAATTCAGAGTTTTGATCCTCGGATCATCAAATTGTTTACCTACCACACCATCATATAATACAATACAATTCCAATTCGGGTTTGTTTGGTCTATGAGTGAATTTATTGTGTTTTGAATTGTAGGTCTATTTATTGATGGTATAATAAATGTTATTAAAGACATATTTTAATTATTTTTTTTCCTCCCCTGACAATGTGCTCTTTGACTAAATCCTTTTGGGTTGTTACAATCTATCGATCTTTTATATTTTTGAGACCACTTTTCATCTATCTCCTTTTTTGATAATTTGTTTTTCCAAAACTTAAACAGATTTTCTTTATCGTAAACTTTTTTATTCTGATCCCACCCACAATCATGACAAAGATTGGGATGTGGATCACTATTTTCTTTTTTCCAAGAGTGTTCACACTTTTCACATTCAACCTTATTGTTGAATATCCTATCAGCCTGTTTTTCTGTTAATAGTATTTTCATTAGTTACAATTTTTTACTAAGTCATTATAAATATCTACTAAATAGTCATAGAATTTTTCTTGTAGATATTCTTCTACCTCATCTCTAACTTCAACCATTTCTTCTGGTGGATTTTCATAATCTTCATCTTCATCATCGTTATAATAAAAATAAAGTCCTTCACCAATACAAAAGTCGGCATAGTCATTTTCATCCTCAAAGTTGCATGGATCTTGTATTTCAGTTTGATACTCAATTGATTCTCCAATTTTTTCAAGTTCAGCAAATCTTCTTTTAAGTTTAATACTCATTTCACGACCCTCAAAAATCATATCCTCTCCTTCACCATCATCTAATTTCATATCTCTGATAATAAACCCATACTTGTGTGTTCCTATTATATTTGCAACTTTAATTTGTAATGTGATTTCAAAATCTTGAAAGTCTGCCCTTTGAAACCATTCTTGGTCTGTGTGTATAGAAAGTTTTACATTATAATGGTCTTGTATTTTTGTTACATCTAAAACCTTGAGTTTTGTTGTTCCGTTCTTGAACCCCTTACAAAGTGCAAGTTCAAGATTTCTAAATGCATGTCTTCTAGAACATCCTTCAACATAATCATCAACCCCCATATCAACAAGATTTTGAACTGACTCAATTTGTTTTGATTCAACTAGTAAATTTTTTTGATTTTCCGTTATAATGATTTTCATATCAAATAAATAGTTTTAAATGTGAGTTACATAATCATGTCTGTCGGATATTGTAGCATCCCAAACACCAGTTAAGTTTTCTTTTGTATTTTTATTAACTTTTGGGAAATAGGCGGTAAAGACATCTTCAATTTTTTCATAAATTTCTTCAGCTAATTTCTCACTATAAAAATTATCTTCTGTTAGGGATAAATTTGTTTTTATATTAAAAAAATAATAAGGTAGTCCTCCCCAATCTCTTTCAATACTCACCTGTAACCCATCAAACCAAGAATAATCTTCCAATTCTCTTAGTATATTTTTAGAAACCACTTTTTTTAATTTTATGGCCCTATCATATAGTTGTTGAAGATCCATATCTACAATAGAATTTTCTTTAAGAAGACTAAGTTGTGATTCTGATATTATTATTTTCATATTCTATTATTTTATATTGTAGACATTAGATAGCATCAATTGTTGGTCTACCCAGCAAGGGAAGGGTTTTAACTCCCCTTAAATTGTAGACATTAGACAACCACTCCCTTGTAAGTTCCTGAATGTCAGGATTAAAAAGACCAACATCAAGTAAAGGTACCCAAATCTCTTCAAAATTAATATAAACATCCTTATTTTTCTTATTGTAAATCATCATATTTTTACCTTTTTTGTGACGAAATAAAGTAAAATAAGGATTTTCTTCACTCTGAACAACATCCAAGTCATCAAACAAATGAAGAAATTCCATTGGTGAATTTATATTAAGTATTTCTAATAAATTATCCAACCCATTAACAAGTTCAGCAGTATCTTTTATTCCAAAATCTTTAATTTCCTGTTTAAGATTTTGTTTCAATTTTGATTCAAAAAGTAAATTATATTGTGATTCTGATATTATTATTTTCATATTCTATTTTTCTAATTCTATACCTCAAACAATTTAGACGAACTTAACGCGAACTGACTTTTAGGTGTGACTCCCCTTATATTGTAGACATTAGACAACCACTCTTTTATAAGTTCCTGAATATCAGGATGAAACAGACCAGTATCCAATAAAGGTTTCCATATTTCATAGTAATTAATGTAAGCAATTTTACTTTTTCTATCGTAAATCATTAAATTATGTTTTGGTTTATATCTAAATAGAGTAAAATCAGGATATTCTTTACTTTGAGCCATATCTAAGTCGTCAAACAAATGAAGAAATTCCATTGGTGAATTTATATTAAGTATTTCGCATAAATTATCCAACCCATTAACAAGTTCAGCAGTATCTTTTATTCCAAAATCTTTAATTTCCTGTTTAAGATTTTGTTTCAATTTTGATTCAAAAAGTAAATTATATTGTGATTCTGATATTATTAT